CCTGCTGTCGATGGTGCGATCTACGCTAATGAGATCGAGGCTTTACAGCGAGAAGGCCGGATCAGGTCTGTTCCATACGATGCAACGCTCAAGGTTCACACCGTCTGGGATCTGGGTTGGAATGACTCCATGTCGATCATCTTTGTCCAGAAGGTTGCCTCAGAAGTCAGGATCATTGACTTCATCGAGGACTCTCATCGAACCATTGACAGCTATGTCATGGAGATCGAGTCGAGAAAATGGAGATGGGGAACAGACTTCATCCCGCACGATGGAGCAAACAAGAACTTCCAGACCGGTAAGTCCACCCAGAACCTGCTAGAAACGCTTGGAAGGCGAGTTACCGTGCTGCCAAGGGGCAACCCAGAGGAAGGCATCAGAATCGCCAGGATGGTCTTTCCAAGGTCTTATTTCGACGCTGACAAGACGATGGAACTTGTAAACCATCTCAAACGGTATCGCAGGGCTATCAATCAGGTCACGCAGGAGGCTGGTGCGCCATTGCATGATGAGCATTCTCATGCCGCTGATGCGTGGCGTTATCTTGCAGAGTCACTGGAAATGATGTCCAATGACGATTGGGGTAAACCGATTAAACATAGTGCAAAATGGGTGGTTTGATGCTAGTTCCGCAGGGAAACATCGTTCTACGTCGAGATTTTGACCAAACCATTCACGAATTGCGTGAGCGCATTCGCCAGTTGGAGCAGGAGATTGCTGCGCTGAAACAGGCAGATCCTCCACCGAAACGGCAATACACTCGCAGGGCAGAGGTGCAAAATGGATGAAGGTAGACTTAAAGGCATTCTGTCGTCTGAGATCGATGACGCTATTGGCTATCTCGACACAGAGACTTCCGCTGAACGCGCTAAAGCGATGGATTACTACCTCCGCAAGCCTTACGGAAACGAGGTAGAAGGTCGATCACAGATCATCACCGCAGAGGTTGCAGAGGCTGTAGACGGTGCTTTGCCAGATCTGATCCGGGTGTTCACTCGCGCTGACGACATCATCCAGTATGAGCCTGTTGGCCCAGGTGATGAGGAAGGTGCGAAGCAAGCAACTGATTACGCAAACTGGGTTTTCTACAAGCAAAACCCAGGTTTCACCATCCTGCATCATTGGTTCAAGGATGCACTGCTTCAGAAGACCGGGACAGTCAAAGCGTATTGGGATGAGAAACTTGATGTGATCGAGGAGGTTTACAAGAACCTCTCAGAGATCGAACTTGCACTGTTGCTGGCAGACGGAACCCGGCAGGTTGTTGCAGAGCAGATCGAGGAAGTCGAGGTTGACGGTCAGGTCACGCAGACTCGCAGTGTTGTCGTCCAGAAGCGCAACAAGATCGGTCGAGTTGTCGTTGAGAACGTCCCTCCGGAAGAGTTGATCGTCTCCAAGAAGGCTAGAACCGTCCAGGATGCGCCATTCCTTGCTCACCGGACTCTGGTTCCCAGGTCGATTCTGATCCAGATGGGATTCGACAAGGAGACTGTTGACGCGTTGCCAGCATTCAACAGCCTGGACTTCACCGAGGAGCGTCTTGCTCGATACACGCCGGGAGAGGAACCTTTCGAGGTTACCTCGCTGGATGAGTCGATGCAGGAGGTCGAGGTTTTCGAGTGCTACATTTATGTGGACTACGACGGTGACGGTCTTGCTGAGTTGCGGAAGATCTTCTACAGCAACAACGAGATTCTGAGCAACGAGAAGACGGACTATGTTCCGTTCCACGTTATTTGCCCGATCCCGATCCCGCACAAGTTCTTTGGTCAGTCGCTGGCAGACAGGACGATTGATCTGCAACTGATCAAGTCCACCCTGGTGCGTCAGTCGCTGGACAACCTGTATCTGTCGAACAACGCTCGGATGGGTGTGGTTGAAGGTCAGGTCAACATCGATGACTTGCTCAATGTGACTCCGGGTGGTGTCGTCAGGATGAAGAGTCCTGGCGCTATGACTCCGATCAATGTTCCATCCATCGGTGATCAAATCTTCCCGATGATGGGCTATTTCGATCAGGTTCAGCAGAAACGGACTGGTGTATCGGATGCTCAACAGGGACTAGATCCAAACATCCTGCAAAACGTCACTGCTGCGGCTGTTGCTGCGGTAACCAATGCTGCTCAAGGCAAGATTGAACTGATCGCCAGGATCTTCGCTGAGACAGGCGTTAAGTCGCTGTTTAAGGGCATTCTGCACTTACTCTGCAAGTACCAAGACAAGCAGGTTCTGCTGAGGATGCGCGGCAAGTTCGTGCCGATGGATCCGCGAGAGTGGTCGAATCAGTACGATGTCAGCATCCGGGTTGGTCTTGGGACTGGTACGAAGCAAGAGCAGATGGCGATGCTACAGATGGTTTTGGCCAAACAGGAGCAGATCCTACAGTTGGCAGGGCCGGCCAACCCGTTGGTCAGTCTCGGGCAGTATCGAGCGACTCTGGGTCGGTTTGTTGAGGCTGCTGGATTCAAGGATTCAACTGAGTTCTTCAAGGACATCACTCCAGAACAGGATCAGCAACTGTCCAATCCTCCTCCGCAGCAACCGCAGTCCAATCCTGCTACCGATGCCATGATTGCTCAGGCTCAAGCGCAGATCCAGATCGAGCAGCAGAAAGCAATGGCAGCAATCGAGACTCAACGGATGAAGGCTCAAGCCGATATTCAGCTTGCCAGGGAAAAGGCTGCTGCTGAGTTGGAACTGAAACGAGCAGAGTTTGAGGCAGAGGCACAGTTGAAAGCTGCCAAGATCGGTGCTGGTATTAGTGCCAACGTAGAGATCCCAGGATGAATCCAGAACGCGCAGCCAATCTGCTCCGGGATGATGAGTTTGTCAGGGAACTGGAAAGCCTGAAACAAGGGTTTGTTGACAGGATTGTTAACTCTAGTGATCACGAGGTTGACGCTAGAGAAAATTCCTATAGAATGATTCGCGCAATAGATTTGATCAAAAGTCATTTCCAAGCGATTGCCGATACGACTGAGATCAGGTCTAAACGATGGAAAATTTTATGAGGGTTTGAATGGACACTACTCCGCAAGGAAGTGGACAGCTTGATGTTAATACCGGCGCTGCCGCAATTCTTGGACTGATGGGCGATGCTGAGGCTCCACAAGCCGACCAGCAGGAACCGCAAGAAGAGGTTGTTGAGCAGGAGCAGGAACAGACTGAGCAGGTTGAGGAAACTCCGCGCTACCGGGTGAAAGCCGCAGGTGAGGAACGCGAGGTTACTCTGGATGAACTGATCAAGTCTTACCAGCTTGGCACGGATTACACGCAGAAAACCCAATCGCTAGCGGAACAGCGTAAAGCTCTGGAAGCAGAGAGACAGGCTGTCGAGCAAGCGAAAGCTCTCCGAGATCAGTATGCCGAGCGTCTGCAAGCTATTCAGCAGGTTCTGGCAGAACAGTCGAAGGGAGAAAACCTTGAGGCACTGAAAGAATCTGATCCAATCGGATACGCAGTCAAGGTCGCAGAGTTACAGCAGCGTCGAGAGCAACTAGCAGCAGTCCAAGCAGAACAGCAACGAATTGCCTACCAGCAACAATCGGAGCATCAGCAGAGACTTGCAAGCATCGTTGCCGAGGAACAGCAGAAGCTGGCTCAAGCGATCCCTGAGTTTGCGGATCCACAGAAGGGTGAAGCGGTTAGAGGCGAGATCAGGACTTACGCCAAACAACTCGGTTTCACGGATCAGGAACTTGCCCAGGTCTACGATTCACGCGCTGTCCTGACTCTCTGGAAGGCGGCTCAATACGACAAACTTCTGTCGCAGAAGCCTGGTGTCCAGAAGAAGGTTGCAGAAGCTCCGAAAGTGTTGAAACCGGGAACCAGTAGGCCGGTGAACACAGAGGAGATGGCAATCAGGGATCAGCGCAAAGTCCTGAAAAAGACCGGCAAAGCGCGAGACGCTGCTGCCATTTTTGAACGATTCCTGTAAGGATTTTGAAATGAGCACTTTTACCGCACACAGCGCAATCGGTATGCGCGAAGACCTGATTGATGTTATCTACGACATCAGTCCGACCGAAACCCCGATCCTGTCGACCCTGGCTCGCACCAAAGCGACTGCTGTTTATCACGAATGGCAAAGCGATTCGCTGGCTGCTGCTACGACTGCAAACGCTGCGGTTGAGGGCGCTGATGCTGTTGCTACCACGATCAGCCCGACTGTTCGTCTTGGAAACTATACGCAGATCGTTCAAAAGACGATCAGCATCTCCAACACCCTCGAAGCCGTTAACAAGGCTGGCCGGAAGTCGGAGAAGGCATATCAGCTTTCCAAGGCTGCGTCTGAGCTGAAGCGCGACATGGAAACCATCATCACTGCCAACCAAGGGCAGACTGCTGGTTCGTCCACCACCGCTCGGAAACTCGGTGCGATTCTGTCCTGGCTGAAGACCAACACTTCCGCTGGTACGTCTGGCACTGATCCGACGACGATTGGTGTCTCGACTCGATCGGATGGTGCTACCCGTACCTTCACCGAGACGCTGCTGAAGGATGTTGTTGCCGAGGTGTTTGTTTCGGGTGGCAATCCAAAACTGCTGGTGGTCAACAGCGGGTTGAAGCAGAAGGTGTCGAGTTTCGCTGGTATTGCTGCACAGCGTTATATGGCTCCTGGCGACCAGCCGACGACCATCATCGGTGCTGCTGATGTCTACATGAGCGACTTTGGTACGCTGTCGGTAACCCCGGATCGCTTCATGCGAACCAGGGATGCACTGCTGCTTGATCCGGAATACGCTGCGATTGCGTATCTGCGTCCGTTTGCAACGAATGATCTGGCTAAGACCGGCGATGCTGAGAAGACCCAGTTGCTCGCTGAGTTCACGCTGGAGATGCGGAACGAGGCAGCGCATGGCATCGTAGCCGATTTGAATCCGGCTCTGTAATCAGTAATGACTGATGGGAGGGAGTGGGGAAACCTGCTCCCTCTTTTTGCATGAAAGACTTATTCAGCATTAGCGAGACTCGCTACACCGTAGCGACACTGCAAGATGATCAGATCATCCTGACAACAAAGCAGGATGTGTCTGACATCGTTGAAGCAAACAAACAACAGGTCAACGCTGCAACCAAGAAGGTTGACGATGTGTTGACCCATGTTGCCAGGATTCCAAACACGGTGATTGATGTCCTCAACAAGATGGGCATCATGCGTGGATTCATGGTGACAGACGAAAAACGATTTAAGGCTTGGTTGAATGACCCTGATAACCGAGTCTGGAGGACTTACCCAGGAAGCGTTTAAGGAGGAGCATGAAGGTTGCAATCTGTGTCCCATGTCGGGACGAGGTGATGAGCGGATTCTGTTTTGACCTAGCAAGATTGGTCGGATACGAGGCAAAACGGGGTCAGAACGAAATACAACTGTTGCAGATGCCAGGAACGCTGATCTTCACTCAGCGTGAGAAACTGGCGCAGGAAGCTCTGGAATGGGGGGCAGACCAAGTTCTGTGGATTGACTCTGATCAGCGGTTCCCTGCTGACACGTTGGAGATCCTTCAGGCGAGGCAAGTACCGATCTGCGGTGTTAACGCTACAACGCGTAGAGAGCCGATTCTGCCGACTGCGTTGAACCTTAAGATTGAGCGGGAGATGCTCAACGGCAAGCCAGGAGAGCCGAAACAGGTCTGGCATAAGGTTGAAAGCAGGGGGAAGAAGGGTGTTGAACAGGTGACCGCAGTGGGTTTTGCGGTTACACTTGTCAACAGGGAAGTGTTTGAGAAGATCCCTAGACCGTGGTTTGATGTCATCTGGACTGATCACGGCAATGTCATCGGTGAGGATGTTACGTTCTGCGTCCGGTGCATGGAGAATGACATTCCGGTGTTTGTTGACCATGAACTGTCAATGCACATCGGACATATTGGCGTCAAGACCTTTGGATGGGATGACGTAAAGCATGGCCCTAGCAACTTACAGCGACCTCAAAACAACGGTCGCAAACTATCTCGCAAGAAGCGATCTAAGTAGCCAGATTCCTGACTTTATCCGGCTGGCTGAGATCCGTCTGCGTAGGCAGCTTCGCATCCGCGAGATGCTAAAGCTGTCTAGCACGACGATGACTGGTGGTGATAGCACTGTCGGTCTGCCAAGCGACTTCCTCCAGATGCGTAACCTGTATCTGGATGGCAATCCAGAGATCCCCATCGGATACCTGTCTCCTGCTTCGTTCACCAGGAATGCGCGGGTGACTGAGAGCGGCAAGCCTGTCGCCTACACCATCCTGTCAGAGGAAATGCAGTTTGCTCCTGTGGCAGACAGCAACTACACGCTGTGGATGTTGTATTACGCTGCGCCGACGTTTTTGAGTGACAGCACAAGCACGAACACATTTACGAGTGTTTGTCCTGATCTTCTGCTTTATGGTGCGCTGACAGAAGCAGAGCCATATCTGATGAATGATGCCAGGATTCAGACATGGGCGGCATTGTTTCAGCGGTCTTTGCAGGATCTCACTGTATCGGATGAGCAGGCAGAGTATTCTGGCAATCCTATGGTTATGACAGTTCAGAAGAGGTAAATCATGGCTATCACCCAAGCAATGTGTACCAGCTTCAAGACGGAGCTTCTTGGTGGCACACACGATCTTGATACAGATACGATCAAAATCGCGTTGTTCACATCATCGGCCACACTTGGAGCCTCTACAACAGCCTACAGCAGCACGGATGAGGTTGCTAATGGTAACGGGTACACCACCGGAGGAAACACGCTCTCAGGAGCTACAATCTCGTCCAGTGGCACAACTGCGTTTGTAGACTTCTCAGATAGCACTTGGTCAAGTGCATCATTCACTGCTCGCGGTGCATTGATCTACAACAGCAGCAAGTCCAATCGAGCGATTGCTGTGCTTGACTTTGGATCTGACAAGACCAGCACAAATGGTGATTTTGTTGTGCAATTCCCGACTGCTGATGCGTCTAATGCAATCATTCGCATTGCGTAAGAGGTTGGCATGATCAAGATTGACTTCTCATTTGAAACACCACATGGCAAGTTTGCTGACGCACTTCACCTGCCGGATGATCACGGTCTAAGTGACGCTGAAATCCAAGCGATGAAAGAACAGCGCCGGGACAACTGGATTGCGATTGTCACTGCTCCTCCTGTGGAGCAAGAGCCTGAGTACATCGAGATTGATGGCGTTCGTTATGTGAAGGCTTGACATGGCCGCTCGATTTTGGGTCGGTGGTTCCGGCACTTGGAGTACAACCAACACTGCCAACTGGTCTGCCACCTCGGGCGGGGCTGGTGGTGCGTCTGTTCCCGGTGCTGCGGATGATGTAACGATTGATGGCAACTCTGGTTCGCCAACGATCACCACAAACTACAACGCATCGGTCATTTCAGTCACGATCAACGCTGCTGCTGCGACACTGAGCCTTGGCGGCACGTTGACTTGTTCTGGTGCCATCACCTTAACCGCAGGCACCTTCACCACCAACAACAACGATGTCACTGCTACATCCCTGTCGTCCAGCAACAGCAACACACGGACGATCAATCTGGGTAGCAGTACGGTTACGTTAAGTGGTTCATCACTTTCTTGGAATTCTGCTAGTAATACAAATTTAACTTTAAATGCAGGTACTTCTACCATAATTTTATCTGCCGCAGCCGCTGGATTGTATTCCGGAAGCAATTTAACGCCTTTTTCTGGAAATACATTTTATAATGTTAGTTTTACTAGTACAGGCGCTGGAACACGAGTTATATCTGGCGCAAACACATTTAATAACATAACCGTTTCTGCCCCCGCAGCCGCTGGAGTTGCGCAACTTACCTTTGATGCTCGTCAAACCATCAACGGCACTCTCTCCACCACCGGCACCGCAGGCAACCGTCGCGTCTGGTTCCGTGGGGCCACCTACGGTCTAGCCCAAACTCTCACCATCAACAGCGCACCGAGTCTGACAGACGCAGACTTCCGGGACATCTACGTTGTTGGCACTGCTGCGCCGATCTCTGGTACTCGCATCGGTGACTTGCGTGGATGCCGAGGGATTACGTTTGATACGCCTAAGACGGTGTATTGGAACCTTGCTGGCGCACAAAACTGGTCGGCTAATGGTTGGGCAACAACGTCTACCGGGACACCCTCAACCGACAACTTCCCGCTCGCTCAGGATACCGCTACGTTTACAAACGCAGGTTCAGTGACTGGTCAGATTACGATGGATTCTGCTGTGCCTTATACAGGCACGGTGGATATGGCGGGTCGCACAAGTGCGATGACAATAAATGTTTTTGCTGGTCAAATTGTTTATGGTAATTGGTTAAACGGTTCTGGAACTACGCTTTCTGGCACGAATTCTCTGACATTCTCAGGGCGCAACACACAAACTATCACCAGTGCCGGAAAGACATTTAGCCAACCAATCACCATTGATTCCTACGGTGGCTCCGTCGAGCTTGCTGATGCTCTGAACATTGGGTCACAAACCCTCACCGTTACCAACGGCACGTTTGACACCAAGAACTTTAATGTCACGGCTGGATCGCTATCGTCTAGTAACTCAAACATCAGGACGATTACGCTTGGGTCGAGTACGGTGACGTTAAGTACTAACCTAATATTCACTATTAGCACAAACCTTACTTTTAATGCCGGAACATCGACAATATCTTGTACGGGGACAATAGGCCAGGCGTTTTCAGGTGGTGGGCAAACTTTTTACGATGTTGCAATAACTAGCAGCGCAGCAAGCGGCGCATCTTCATTTAACAGGGCTAACACTTTTAATAATTTAACAATTACCGCCCCAGCAAGCGCTGGGTTTAGATTTGTAAATATTAGTGATAATCAAACCATCACCGGCACCCTCACCGTCGCCGGAGCATCGCCAATCCGTCGCATCTTTGTCCGCTCAGATACCCTCGGAACTACCCGCACTCTTACCGTAGGCACTCTCTCCGCAACAGACTGCGACTTCCGAGACATCACCATCGCTGGCACAGCAGCGGGATCATCTCCGACCCGAGCAGGTGACTGCGGCGGGAACTCTGGGATCACGTTTCCTGCTGCTAAGACCGTCTACTGGAACCTTGCAGGCGCTCAGAACTGGAGTGCTACGGCGTGGTGTACAGGATCTGGTGGTACACCGGACATCAATCAGTTTCCGCTAGCCCAAGACACGGCGGTGTTTGATAACACAGGCAGCGTGACTGGCACGATCACAATTGACACTGCGTGGAACATCGGCACGTTTGATGCCTCGGCTAGAACGAGTGCAATGACGCTGACAACCAGCACGAATACGCCAACGGTTTACGGTAATTGGCTGTTTGGTACTGGAGTTACATCGAGCAGCACGACCGGTACGATTACTTTTTCCAAGCGCGGTACACAAACCATTACCAGCAACGGCGTTCAGTTTGGATGCCCGGTGATAATTGATTCTGTTTCAGGAATAACACAACTTGCAGATGCCTTATCTGCCGCGAGAATTATAACACTAAATAGCGGCACTTTTGATGCCGTTACTTATAACGTAACACCGTTAGGCTGGACAGCAGATTCTTCGACGTCAGTTAGAACGTTAAAAATGGGGTCAGGAACTTGGACATTGACAGATATAGGCACTGGAATTTGGAGTTTTGCAAACACAACAAACCTAAACTTCTACAAAGGCACCGCCAACATCGTCCTGTCTGACACCAGCACATCTGCTCGTACCTTTGCAGGTGGTGGTCTTTCCTACAACAAACTCACCATCGGTGGAACAACAGGCACATCAACCCTCACAATCACCGGCAACAACCAATTCACCGAACTTGCCTCAACCAAAACCGTAGCGCATACCATCGCTCTAGGCTCCACTACCCAGACTTTTGGCAAGTGGACTGTTACTGGCACTGTAGGCAACGTGGTCACGCTGACGGGTACGGGAACTTCTCACGTTCTCGCTGGCGCATGTACCTCGGGCATTGACTACCTTGCGATGGGTAGCATTGGGTTTGCAGCCACAAGCCCCGGTGAGTTCTACGCTGGGGCTAACTCCACTGGATCTGCCGGAGCACCTGTCTACCGTACTGCTAAACCAGCAGATTCCACTCGCTATTGGGTCGGTGGAACGGGCAACTGGTCGGATACTGCGAGATGGTCTACCGGATCTGGTGGCGGATCTGGTGCTTCTGTGCCCCGTAGCCACGATGACGTGGTGTTTGACTCGGCGTCTAACGCGACTGCCTACACCGCTACGGTGAACGCTGTGACCGGCGGCATCAGGATGAAGTCCCTGACTATTGCTGGGCCGCTTGTGGGTAACGTGACGC